CCAAGAGTCCTTTGATTTATTCAAGAATGTTGACAAGTCAACTTGGATCATAGCGTTTGCAGTATTTTTACTTGGCTTTTTTATGGGGAAAACCATGCAACCAGTTATCCTCAGGTACACTTGAGAATGGAACAAACTTTCCTATATTACCAACTTTTGGGGGTATGAAATGATTAATAAAAGGATCTTTATATGTATCCTTAATAAATCCAGCAGTAGTACTGGCTTCAGGTATTTTAACCTTTTTCTTCTCCTTTTTGTTTTCTGGGGTCATCCCCTCAAAAAACAAAATAAAGAAAGCACTGACGAGAATGATTGTTACGATTGTACCAATCATTTAGTATTAGTTATGAAAATTATTTACTTGGAAGAAACCTCGGGTTCACCTTCCTCATTGGATTCCTCGATCGTAGCCTCAGTGGAAGCAGCAGCTTCCTCGCGCTGCTTCTGACGATCCTTCATCTCTTGGCTAACAATCTCATCAGCCTCCTTGACGAGATCCTCCATATTAGCATCAGGCTTCTCCTTCTTGAGACGCTCTAGAATCTCAGCTGGGTGAGAGATGGGAGCCTCATCTGGTTTGGTATAGAATGTGGAGTTGTCATCACCAGGGGCGAAGCCAGTCTTGTCGGACATACCTTGTTTACGTTCATTGAACATACGAGCAGCCTGAGCCTGATTCTCCTTATAACCAGTCATGATCTCCTCAAGCTTATCATTAGTGTAGTGAACATCCTCAATCTTAGAGGAGTCGGGTGGGATGAGGAGCCACTTGTACATGTCAACTACATAGATATCAAATGTAGGATCCTCCTTCTGAAGGCGCTTGGCGTGATTCGCAGCCTCGTCACGGTTCGCGAAGGTTCCTCGGATCTTGATTCCAAACTTATCATTCTTCTGGGGGCATTCGGGACCAACAATAGAAAGGCAAGCGAAAACCTGACCAGGTACGGTCGTATAATCTTGTTCAAGAGACATTATAACCTTTGAACGTTTGTAAACTTTAAGCCCTAAGTAGAGAATTAAAGATATGAAACTATCATGAATTATGGAAGAGATTCGTAAAAACCACAACGACGCCAAGAGAGAGCTCATTCAGAGTGTCACAAGGAGTGGTCAACACATTCTTGATGTTGGTTGTGGTTTTGGGGGTGATTTACAGAAGTGGCACAAGTGTGGTGCCAATATCAATATGTGTGACCCGGAACCTACGGCTCTCGTCGAAGCCAAATCTAGAGCAAAAAACATGCATATGCGGGTGAATTTTTACGAGGGTGACATACACAACTGCCCAAAGAGAAAATTTGACGTTGTCTGTTTCAACTTCTCATTACATTACATCTTCAAGACTAAGGATCTCTTCTTCAGTTCCATCCACGAAATCCGAAAACGCGTAAAACCTGGTGGACTTCTGATTGGTATCATCCCAGATTCTGAAAAGATTATATTCAAAACACCACTTCAAGATGATATGGGAAACTTCTTCAAACTCAAGGATCATGGGAATGGTGGCTTTGGTGAAAAGTTGTTTGTACACCTGACAGACACTCCCTATTACGCAGAAGGACCCAAGTCAGAACCAGTTGGGTACAAAGACCTATTGGTGACACACCTAGAGGAGCTTGGTTTCAAATTACAACTTTGGGAGGGTCTTCGGGGTAACCCAATCTCAGAGTTGTACAGTAAATTTATCTTTGCTTATACTAGATGATACCCTTTTTAGTATTGATCGTGATCAACCTGATCATACTTTTCATGATACGTGAACCAGAGAATTTCGTAGAAGTGAAAAAGAGATACAAAATTCTCAGAGAACATATTGAGAAAACGAACAATGAAAAGTTTCGTGTGTTGATACGCCCAATTCCCTTGACAGCATTGAGGAAGATGTCAGGCACGGTGGGTTACAATGTGAACAAAGGAGCGGATATAACCATATGCATAGATGGTGAAGTAAATGAGATCATGCACGTATTGATTCATGAGCTTGCGCACAGCACAGTACCCGAGTGGACACATTCTGAAAACTTTTGGAACAATTTCATGGAGTTGAGAGGGGTATGTGAATCTATAGGAATTTACACTAGATTGCCAGACAAGACCAAATTCTGCGGTCAATACATTCAGGATAAATAAAATCTCGTAATAAGATAAATGCAAACTCCTGTTAATGATATGTTAGCAGCGATTTTTTCGTGGATTGTGTTCTACGCGGTTACACAAGTCCCTAAGCACACTGATAACTACTACGCAAACCTAATTTTCTTAACCGTTGTTATTCCCAACGCCGCTCGCGCCATTGTTGGTGACATTCCCCGTCTCGCAGTCGATCGCTCTTTCTTTGCTATGGCGACCCTTTTCGCGCTCATCATCACCTTCGCTATTAACGAATGGTGGAAGCGTTCTAAGGATACGGTCAAGAATTTTCATAAGAGTGATAGAAGGAAGCATTTGGAGTTGAACGGTGTTTTAGCTACCGCTTTCATTGGTGGTGCTTTGATTACCTACTTCAGTGGCATAGATAATTCTATCTATAACAACATGATGCAGGCTTAAGTCCTGATAATGTAGCTCTTCGCAAAGAAGAAGATGATAGCGGCTACTCCTCCAGTAGTCGCTAAACCAACCATACTTCTACCCCCTTGTTCGTTAAGGAACTTGGGGATAGAGGTCGCAAGACGATCCTGAATGGGCTTGCTAACGGCAATAGCGGTACAAACAGCTACAACGAGGGCAGTAAGCTGATCATCGGTGAGATTGAGAGGGTTTTTGCTCTCGGGAGCCTCCTCCTTAGTTTTTTGGGAGGGGGAGGGGTAAGCAGCTTGGGGTTGAGCAGCGACCATTTGAGGCATGACACCCTGTACCCTGGGATCCTCTGTCATCGCGGGTGGTTCCATCATAATGTCATTAATGGGTGTAGAGTCCATCGTGTCTTTATTTGTACTCATATTTTTTTCCTCTTGTTTAAACGCTGTAGAGGGTTTATCTTGGGTCTGTAATGGTACCATACCTTCACCATCATCAAAGAGGTTCATAGTGTACACGTGTTCGGAAGACATGTTATTATAATCACATGTTTTCTTGAAGTGTTAAGTGACGCGCCTATTTCTTTTTCGTAATCGTGAGTTTGGTTTTCTTTGTCGTCTTTTTAGCGTCCTGCTCCATTTGATTTATATGCTTTGGGTTGTACATCTTCTTATGCATATTCCAAAGTTGAGGGCTACCAACTCTGAAGTTTTTCCGAAGAGTTGCTTTGTACCAAAATACACAATCTTGAATCTTGTTAGACTTCACAGTATTGTCTAACACGAGGCATTCGTAATTTTCTGTACACGCATCCATCACCTTACAGAACATATCAAAGGATGGAAATATACCAAAGAATGATTTGTAAAGTTTCTCTCTATTTTGTATGATGTTCTCTCTCAAAATAAACACGTAATCCACATTGGCTCGTAGTGCTGGTGGTAAGTCCATCACATATTGCATCGTCAACATGAAGAAGATCTTCCAATGACGACCATTCATAAAACACTGTCGAATACACGTATCTTTTAGAAACTTTGAGTCATACATACAATCATCCAGAAGCATGAAGGCTCCACAATTTGTTTTTCCTCCACCCACCAGCTTTCTCTGTCTAGCCATAACCCTCTCTATGGCCTCTCTGTCGTAGTCACCATAGACGAATAGGTCAGGAATGAATTCGGAATAAAAGTGATTTCCCTCTTCTGTTCCAGAAAGCACTATTCCCGCTGGTAAATGTTTCTTATGATACATAATATCCTTCACTAGGGTTGATTTACCTGTATTACGCTTTCCTATGAATACACAAACCCGATCATCACTAATCGTCTCGGGTTTGAATTTCTTCAACTGAAGATTCATTCTAGTATAGCGTTCCGTTTTATTTACCAAAATTTTACTCATATACAGTAGGAATGGCTGGTCGATTAAGACTTGCTACATCAGGAATCCAAGATCAGTGGTTAACCGGTGAACCACAGTTTTCATATTTCCTGATGAATTTCAAGAGACATACGAAGTTTTCGTTCGACTATGTAGAGAGCCAGTTCGATGGAAAGATTGATTTCGGTAGTCTTCTCACATGTAGGGTTCCTAACGATAAGGGGGATCTCATCAAGAACTTTAACCTCAAGGTTACTCTCACAAATCCAAACCCCAGTGCCAACGTATGGAGTAAATCCATAATATCACATCTTATAGATTACGCTGAACTTGTTATTGGTGGGCAAGTTGTACAAAAGATTACAGGGGAATACATTTACATGTATCAGCAGCTTCATAGTACCAATGATGATATTGAACAGACTCTGTACTTCTTAAATGGACATGGTAACACACTTTCATATACGGGTGAATACTCGTACTTTTTAGACTTACCATTCTATTTCTATAGGAACCCTAGTCTATCTATACCAACGTGTGCCCTCACTAAACAAATCGTAGAGGTTAGAATCAAGACGAGACCCCTAAGGGAACTTATACACTTTGGTGCACCTGAAACGATTAATGCTTCTATAAAGAAGTTCTCGTTAGATACAGAATTTGTGTATCTCACTGATGATGAGAAGGGGTTCTTAGTATCTAGACCAATTGATTATGTCATTACACAACTCCAGATTGCC